GGACTGCCGCATAGATCTCAGCCCAATCCAATTTGTAGGCATCTGGATGGCTGCGGCAGTCCTTTGGAGCGTTTGATCCACGGCGAATCACCACCCCTTCAGGGTGTTCATTGATGATGGACTGAACGAAAGCTGCCGCCGTGTCGCACTTGTCCATGATGCGCAGTGACTTGCTGTCCTCGATTCGGGCTGCGGCCTCTTGCTTGCGGGATGCTTCGCTTGTCGGGTATGGGATGACTGTGATGCACTGGACATCCTGCGGGTTGCCGTGTTTGGTGATGACCACCTCGTTGTGGATGTGGGTCTGAAAGCTGATCTCGCGGTGGATTGGCTCGTAGCGGGTCTTGATGAGCCGCATAAAGCGGTTCTTGTCATCGTCCATGAACAGGATGGCGGTGAGGGTTGCATCACCTGTGAAGGCACTTGCACCACGGGCCAAGGCGCTGTCGTCACTTGTTTGTGCGGTCTTGGCGGTGTGGGTGATGATCTTGATTGGGGTTGAGAGTTGAGTATAAATAGTCTGCTTGATGGCGGCCATGTAACTGCCGACCTCAGAGTTATCATTCTCGTTGTCTATCTCTAAGGTTGCATTTGAAGTATCTATTATCAGGAATGGCCGTTCAGTGGTTGTATGGCGTATGACATTCTCTGCTAGGAGTAATATCTCCGGCACTTTAGACCGCTTTGATTCAATGACGATAAACCACTGTGATACTTCAGTAGGGTCGAGATTCCAGTATTTCACATAAGCATAAAGAGACTGCCTGACTTGATTGGCATCCTCGGTGACATAAAGAATCTTTCTACGGGATTCGGTTTTGAGTGGGGAGTCAGACAGAGTAAATCCAGCGGCAATAAGGCAGACTGAAACCATTGCTGTGGTCTTGCCCACACCAGGCTGGCCGGCGGTGACTGAGAAACTGTGGGCGAGAAAGCCATCAATCAGATATTCGACAGGGTAGAGCTTGGTCAGGTCGAGGGAGAGTTCTTTCCAGTACGGGGCTGGCGCAGATGCCTGTTCTGGGTTTGTTTCTACCCTTTCTGGGTTTGTTGCCTGCTGCGCTTGAATGTAGTTGGAGAAGTCCTCAACCGCCGACTTTCGGTCAGCGGCTTTTGATGGTGGAGCGTACCCGCCTTGCTTTGCGTGATGAAACAGCGTGCCGATAGAGACGCCCTTGCCTTGGTGGAAACTCTTCCAATGCGTGTCGATGTCCTGCTCCGACTTGTACTTTGCGCCTTGACTTGACCAGTTGGCCCAGAGTTGGTGGCCTTGAGCGCCGAATGCCGTGTGCAGCGCTTGGCCGATTTCAATCCATGTCGTGTAGTCGCTGTCAGGGTTGATGAACTGGAGGGCTTGGGCCGCCTTGCTGTAATCATCTGTGGAGGATGTGACCGGTGTATATACAAAGCTGTCTGGCTTTGGCCGTGGCACTTCTGCCGGCTGGTTGGAGTTATCTTGCTCAATGACGCCCCACATAGTGAGCAAAGACAGCAGGTTGTCATGCACCTCGTTGGAGAGCTTGCCGTTGAGTTTCTGACCGGACAGCAGGACTGACTTGCCTGGTGAGGTTGGCAGCCCGAACACCTCAATTTCTTGGCCGCCGCCCAGCTTGTACTTGGGCTTGATCTTGTCCAAGTCCTCATCAGCCACGAACAGGAAGACATGCCGCCCCCGTCCGGAGACGCTTACCTCCGTGAGTTGATCCTGCTGCTTGACCCACTCGGCCATGCGTTTTATGGCGATATTGGTTGCACCTGTCGAGTGCTTCATGTCCACATCAAGGCAGACAAGGTACGCGCCTTGGCTCATGGCTGGGGTCTGCATCACGATGCCCAAATAGCTGCCGGCTGGCGCGGCATCCATTGCTTGCACCTCGGATGCGCTGTAAAGCTGGTCGGGTGTGGTGTCACGCGCCACACCTTGGCCGGACTTCTTGTAGGGGATCTTCTTGCCGTCAAGAGTGGTGGCAAAGGTGCAGAACACTGCACTTGGATGCTGCTCAATCAGCTTGACAGCAATGGCCTTTGAGTTGGTGAACTCAGTGGCCGTTGCTTTTGCTAAAATACTCATGTTGTTGATCTCGCGGTTGACGACAAGTTGTTCTCCTTCTGGAGTAATCCAGTTACCCCTGACAGTTCACGCTGTCAGGGGTTTTTCTTTGCGGGACAGCAATTCTAGTCCTTGGCCTTTTCTTTCACCAGGCTGGCAGCAGCATGCTTCTCACCGATCAGGTCTTCGCTGATCTGGATGTCCAGCTTGGCAATAGCCGATGGACTCTTGAGATCAAATGCCTGCGGGTAGGACTTCAGCGCCTCGTAGGCCAAGGCGTCACTCTTCCAAAACTTGGTCTTGCGACCTGGTCGCAGTGTCCAGCCTTGGATGTGCACACCCTCGGTGATCTGACGCTTGGCCGACTCCAGCACTGCCTCAGACCACATGGCTGCAAGCTGCGCCATTTCGATCATGTCAGGGGTGACGGCTGGCACTGCAATCGTGTCATCCTTATCAGCCTGCTTGACGATGTCTGCAAACTCTTTACGGGCGTTGTCCTGCACCTTCTGCCGCATGGATGGACAGATGGGCTTGGCTTTGCAGTATCTGCAAGCGCTGGTGGATGGGTTGGTCGGTGCGTCATCGGTCAGCGCGAGGGTGGCAGCGGCCAGCAGGTCGTGGCCGTGCTTGATGAGGTCAGCGCCTGAGACTGTCCACTTGCTGTGGCCGGCGCGGGGCTGGAATATGTGCATGGTGCATGTAATCGTTGCAGGCGCATTCAACATGCGCATGACGCCCAGAGCGTAGGTCAGCATCTGCTTGTTGTCCTCAGCCTCGACCAGCACTCGGCCCGTCTTGAGATCGACCACATGGAGGTGGTCGCCATCAACCAGCACGGCATCAGCAGTGCCGCCGAGGGATTGGTGCAGCGTCTTGAGGCCGGCATCCACATTCACCTCAATCATGCGCTTGCGGGGATTCTCGACCAGAGTATTGATAAAGGTGGCGTATTCGTTGGCCAAGTCAAAGTGATCGTCTGGGTGGTCTTTGGGATTGACCGCCTCGCCGCGCAGGATGCGCTCGGATAGCTCATGGATAGCCGTGCCAATCGCAGCCGCCTCACCCGCCGGCTCGTATGGCATCTTGCTCTCTAAGCGGTATGAGCCTGGGCAGGACATCACCCTGTCCATGCGGGATGCCGAGAGTCGGGCGTGTTTTCTGGTTTCATGTTGCATAGCTTTCTCCTTTAAATAATCTGATTCACGATGTTCTGCTTCTTCAGCACCTTGGCCAGCACATTGTGGTCGAGGCTGGCCCTGATGGTCAGCAGGTAAATGACCGGCTTGACCCCTGACTTGTTGATGTTCTCCACCCGACTGCTGGCCTGCTCCAGTGCAGAGGTTGACCAGGTGCATTCGACAAAGACAATCGTGTCGGCCGCACTCAGGTCAACCCCTTCCGACATGGCCGCTATGTTGCCCACGATCACCTTGGTCTGGCCAGACTGAAATGCCGCAATGTTCTCTGTACGCTTGGTGGCCGGAGTGTCGCCAACCACCACCACCGGCTTGTGGTCTTTAAGTTCCTCGACCAGCCCATGCACCACATCCTTATGATGCGCGAATACAACAACAGGCTCACCGGATTGCAGCAGGTCGCTGATGAATTCGGACGCCGCCTTGATCTTGCGCATGCCGGCCTCACGCATGATCTCGGCCAAGCCCTCGAAAGCGAGCAATGCGTTTGGATTGGCGACTAAGGCATCGGCATCAAAGGATTGCTCACGCTTGTCAATGGGCAGGTCAAAGGTCACCAAGCTCACCTGTGGCTCTTTGTAGTCCATGAAGATGTCTTCCTTCTTCCTGCGCAACATGTGGGGCTTGACTAGAGCCTTAAGTTCAGGGATGTTGGATGCACCAGAGACATCAAGACCGCCCCAAGGTGGATTCCATGCTTTGCAGTACCGATAGACAAAATCAAACCAGCCACCCCTGTAGATGCCTAAGCCATGCAAGATGGGCCACAACTCTGCCGGTCGGTTTTTCATTGGCGTGCCTGAAAGCGCGTAAATTCTTGGCACTTTCTTCATCATCAGCATGGCCGCTTTGGTGCGTATCGCCTTCGGATTTCCAAGCCGGTGGAACTCGTCAAACACCACAGTTTTAATTCCTGTAAATGCCGTAACACTGCTCAAGATGTCGTAGTTCACGATGGTGACACCGGCGCAAATAATCTCTGCTGCCTGCTTTTTCCCATTGACAACCCGCACTGGTACGGACGGGTCAAGCCGGTTGAATGCGGCCTCCCAGACTGTTTTAACCACCGCTGGGCAAACGATGATGGCCGGCAGGTGTTGCAGTGCGGCAGCGGCGGCAGGTAAACTTTTTCCCACCCTAGCCTGATCGCAGAGCAAACATCTTTTTTGAGCTAGCAAAAAGTCACGGGCTTCAATTTGATGGGGGTAGAGGATTGTCACAAAGCCACCAGTGGGCTGATGTCAGTCCATGTCCTATTGCGTCCGATGTCAGAAACAATACCTTTTGAAATGCCGAAATCTCTAGCAATTTCGCTTTGTGTTGAGCCAAAAACCAACATACTTTTTATGGCTCCGGCGTCTTGAGCATCAATCTTTATGATTCTGGAATTTCTGACATTTGTCTTTGCATCAACCCATCGAGTGTTGCCTGGCTCATAGTTTCCATTGTTGTTAATCCGGTCAAGCTGTAAGTCGGATTTGTAGTCACCTCCCACATCTTTCAAAAACGCCTCAAAGCTCATGTTCCATGTGTCGCACACGAAAATTCCACGCCCCCCGTAATTGTGAAATCGAGCATGAGATTGGCGGTTGCATCTTGCACGCATTTCTTTCCAAACTTTGTAAATCGGCATTTTTGTCAAGCCATGCGTAGTAGTGGCGGCTTTCATTTTTTCAATAGCAATGCAGCCGCATGAGGTGCTATGACCAGACCGCAAGTGATTGCCACTTGTTTCGGTATTGCCGCCGCAATCGCATTGGCATTGCCAGTAAGCTGATGTTTTCTTGTTCTTTGCCCGATGAAGGACAACAAGTCGGCCAAATCGCCTTCCAGTTTCATCAATAAATTTGCCCACAGTCTTTTCTCCAAAAAAAAGACATCACCTGCACTCTCCCATTGCTGGGTTGGTCGAACGGATGGGTATCCGCCAGAGTGCATGTGATGTCCTACCCAAAAAAGCCGCGACCAAGCGACAAGCACATCATAGCCTTGAGTCTTGCACTAAAAAGTTTTTAAAGCAACATTTATTTGTGCTAAAGTGCAATTGCTTAACCGCCTTGGTCAAGCTGAAAACCTGAAAACGATCAACCAAAAGGAAACGATCAAATGTCAACAAGAGTCACAACCGGCGAGGTGCGCACCTCCTACTTCTCAGGCTTGCAGAGCCGCAAAAACGAAATGAATGGCAAGGATGAGTACAGCACTCAGATCCTGATCCCCAAGACCGACAAAGAAACGCTGGCCGCTTTGAAGGCAGCAGCCAAAGAGGCGCTGGTCGCCAAGTTCGGTGACAAAGTGCCGAAAAACATCCGCAACCCATTGCGTGATGGCGACACTGAAACCAAGACAGACGGATCGCCGCTTGGCAAAGAGTACGCCGGCCACTTCTTTTGCAATGTCAAAAGCACCGCCAAGCCTGGGGCTATTGACGCCCACGGCAATGACCTGATTGGCGCTGACGATATTGTTTCTGGCGACTATGTGCGGGTGAGCCTGAATGCCTATGCCTACAGCCAAGCCGGCAACAATGGCGTGTCGTTTGGCCTGAACAACATCTTGCTGCTCAAGAAGGGCCAGCCTCTGGGTGGCTCTAAGCCGTCTGCTGCGGATGATTTTGGTATCGGCAAATCGGCTGCACCAGCCGCCGCTGCCGCCGAGTCTTCAGACTGGTGATTTCTGCTCAATCAGCTTGAGCAAAGCCTGCTCAAGTTGGTTGACTGAATCCCACAGAGGCTTGACCGACCCAGACATCCAGCGGCTCACCTGCGGCTGCTGGATGCCAGCCTCACGGCATACGGCATTCATCCTGATGCCATGCTCTCTGGCCTTATCCCGAATATCTTGTA